ATGTTACCCGATGACGCACCCTTCGTGGCACACAAGATCCACGAACTTGACGTTTCCGTGGAGGAACTGGCCAGACTCGTTCGCGCGCCTGAAGAGGACGTGCAGGCATGGGCACATGGTACGGCGGAGCCGCCGGGCCCCGCCTACATCCTCATCTCGTTCATGGGGGCACCGGGCAGTGACGCCGCGTTGATCGTCTTCCGAAACAGACGCGGCGGTGTCTGTCTGGCTAGCGGCGTGGCTTATAAACCCCGCGTTCCCGCATGATCCGCATCGCCTCATCAATGCTGCCGGCCACGTGACGGTTGAGGCGCTGCCCCTTTGGGAACACGGCGCCGGAGGTCTTCTCCAGATCGTGGGACATGATCAGGTGAGGCGGCGCGTTCTTGCGGCGCTGCGCCCACCCGTCTCCGGTGCCGTCCTCCAGCAGGGCCATGGCACCACCCGACCGCCTCGTCTTGCCTCAGGCCCTACCACCAGCCCCAGGTCAGCCGCTCGTCTTCGTCAAAGTCATCCTCCTGGTCATCTGCCTTGAGAGCAAGCCCAGACGGAGGACGGCCGGACACCCCAAGGCCGTCCACACCAAGGGGCGCGCCGGCCTCGTTGAACTGAATTGTGCGGTTCAGGTTCGGATCCCCGTTGACGTACTCCCGGATACGCCGCGCGGCGTTAGGGAAGTGTTCCTTCATGTACGCAGGATTCTGCATGTACAATCGGATGCCTTCGGCCATTTGCTCGGCACGAACTTCGGGCCGACGGTACCCGGAGGTTTCAGGCGTCGTCCGCAAACCGGGACGTGTCTTCGGATTGGTCCGTCGCCAGGTCGGATCGTTCAGCATGTGGTACATCACGCCGTAGTCATCGACCGGGCCGCTTAAGGGGATGCCCCCGCGGCCCCCGGCCAATTCGTCAATCGCATGACCAAGCTCATGGGCGATCACGTTTTCGGCCGCCTCGCCCCGAAGCGACTGGTCGTAAAAGATACGTCGCACCCGCTCACCGTCAGCGTTTACCTCGCTACGGTACCGTCCGAGGTCACCCTTGAGGAACGGTCCAGAGCGCGGAACAACCTGAGGGCTTTGGCCTGTGAGTCTCGTTCCGACTGCGACCACGTCTTCGGGTTGCAGCGCTGCATCCATTCCGGTTGTGCCAGTTCTTCCGGCGACATACGGTGCCGATAAGGGGCGTCCGTCGATGTCGTGCGTAAGTCGTCCTGTGTCATCCACGGGCACTCCGTGAGGATAGTCCGCCTCGATCGGGCGTTCTGGAACGATCTTTATTCTACCACCAGCGAAACGAGAGTCCAACAGGGTCGGAGCATTCCTTGAGGCGAACGTCTCCCCAGCCGTCGCTACTCCCCGCCCCACAGCAGACCGACCGAACGCCGTCGCCGGCCCACCAATAGTCGCCGCGGCTTCAAACGCCGAACGCTGCATTTCTTCCAGCGTGGCGCTGCCGCCCTGCGCGAGGTGGCCCGGCATCAGAAGACCTTCAACCGCACCGATCGCGGCCTCGGGCCAGGCGGGGACGACACGACCATCCGTGTCCCGGGCGACGGGCAACAGCGTGCCGCGCGCGCTGTAGGACGGATCGATCCCAAGCAAGCCCTCGGCCGCCTCGCTCACCGACCCCGGGCGCGGGCGCGGCCGGACCCGCATGGTCTCGGGCGAAGTGCCGATCTCCATGGTGCTCCGCGTGTGCGTCATCCTGCGCTCGTCGGGGGTGGGCGGTGGCTCGTACCGGAGCAGGGAGTCGATCGTCTCCGGGTCGAAGGCCGACCAGTCCGCCCCAATATCGGCCGGATTATCGGCCGGATTGTCTGCCCCTATGGTCACGGCGGTCCGTTGAGAGACCGGATCGAGGGAATCGAGCAGATCGACCATATCCTGCCAGCCGGACGACGCCCCTGAGGACGCGGTCCCGCTGGACCGCGCCGGTCCAACCGGCGCGCTGCTTTCGAACCCACCCATGTATCCGTCTCCTTGATGTCAAAAAAGATGTCAGAGGACCGGGCCGACCCCTCACCCTCACGGGGTCCAGTCGTCGGCGGCTTGGAAGGACCCGGCTCCCGGACGCCAATCCCCGGCCCGCGACAATCGGGCGACGGCCCCCTGGCCCAGGCGCACCGGCTCCGCCGCCAGACAGCCGGCCACCGCGTCCAGGCCGTCGTCATGGCCGCCCCCCAGAGGCGTCCAGGCCCGCATCTCGGCGATGAAGGGCGTGTCCCAGACCGAGCGATGCGCCCACAGCGCCCCAGCGGCCAGCACCGGATCGAAGGCGGCGACGATGCGCAGCGCCTTGGGCCGGTAGCTGGCGTGCTCGATCACGGCAGCCCCCACGGCGGCCTCGCGCAGGGCCTTGCGCAACAGCCCGGGGAGGAAGCGACCCAGGCCGTTGGTCTCCACGGTGACGGCCGGCACATCCAGGTCGCGCACAAAGCCCGCCACCTGACCGCAGAGATCCGTGGCCGCGTCCTCGGCCCCCTCGGCGCTGGTCAGGTAGGCGATGCGATGCAGCCAGTAGCTGCCGTCCTCGGCGGTGAACAGGGCGGCGATGACGCTGGAATCGCCGCCGCGCGCGGGATCGCCCAAGGCCGGGTCCCACCAGCAGGAGGCCGAGACCAACCGCCGCCCCGCCAGACGCAACACCGGACGGCCGGCGGCCTCGGAAAACACCAGGTCGTCGTCGTAGCGCCGCAGGCGATCGGGATCGAGGCGGCTGTCGGCCAGATTGACCGGCCGCAACTGCATCTGGCTGGCGAAGGCATTGGGGCCCTGACGGCGGCGCACCTGCTCGATGACGGCGGGCGTGAACCGCTGGGGCCAGGCGCTGCGGCCCCGGACGTCCAGCAAGGGGATCTCCAGCCGCGCGAAGCCGTCCAGGAACGGCCGGGTCTCGCCGGCCTCGGGGCGGGCCTCGGCGGCGTAGATGGACTCGTAGGCATGCGGCGTGCCCACGTAGACCATCAGCCCGCCGGGGGTCAGGATGTAGTCCAGATCCCCCAGCCGGGCGCGCAGACGATCCCGCTTCAGCGCCGTGTCGCAGGTGTTGGGAACCTCCACGTCGTCACAGATGATGACGTCGGCGCGGCTGCCGGTGATGTTACCGGTGATGCCCCGGGCCACCAGGGAGGGATCGCGGGAGTCCAGGCGGCGCGCCACCGTGATCTGGTCGGCGGCCCACTGCTCCGGGCGGCGCGGCTTCAGGCCCCGGGTCAGGGGATGGCGCTCGATCCCCCGCTTGACCGCGCGGGTCATGCGCGTGGCGAGCGCATGCTCGGCGGCCAGCACCAGCACGCGGGTGTCGGGATCGCACGCCAGTAGCCAGGCGCAGAACACCCCAACCACGGTGGACTTACCCGATCCCCGGAAGGCCATCAGCAGGCAGCCGCGCCCGCCGTCGCGGCGCCGCGCCTCCAGCCAGCGAGCCATGCGACGATGATGGGCTGGGGTGTCCCGGCCCTGTTTATGGTTCCACAGCCACAGGAACTCGGGGAACGACACCGACGGCTCAGGCGTCATCCGGCGCCTCCGGATCGGCCCCATCCTCCTCCTCGGCGTCCTCCTCGGCCAGGGCCGCCCGGGCCCGTGCCAGCAGGTCCGCCAGCGTGTCCTGCTCCGTCGTCGGCGTCGGTGACAGGTCCAGGCCCACCCGCGCCGCCAGTTTCAACACCAACTCCACATGGGCCAGCGCCGCCTTGCAGCCCCCCTGCCAGGCGCCGAACTCCTTGGCATCCTCGGGGATGGGCCGCGCCGCGAAGGCATCATAAGCATCCAGCACCGCCGCCAGGGTCTCGGGCAGGGATCGACGCAGACGATCACGAGTAGAGGATAGATCCAGAACGGTCATGGGCTCGGGTCTCCGGAAACAAGGCCGCCATCGGTCTCAGGCCGTCAGGGTCAAAAGGTCCGCCTCGTCCAGGCGGCGCGGAAACACTCCCACCTGATGGATCCAGCAGCGCGGACCGACCGTGCCGGTCGCCGTACCCCCCAGGGTCAGGGTGGTGACGGAAGGCACAGACACCGGCGCACCGGTGATCGCGGTGCCAGCCTCCAGGACCAGTGCGGCATCGCCGGCCGCATAGGCGGCGGCCACGCGGACCTCCGTGCCGCCGGTCACACCGCCCCGGCTCAGCGAGACCCGGCTGGTTCCGCCCTCCACGACGGTGAACCCGGCCGTGCCCGCCGCCGCGTCCAGGCCCAGGGTCAACCGCGCGTCGGCGGTACCGTCGCTGACATCCACCAGGGTCGCGATCGCCCCCGGCGCCACGGTGCCGCGTGCCAGAATGGTCCCCTCAAAGGGATTGATCGTCCCGGCCGGCAGAGTCAGCCGCAGGCTATCCGCCGCGCGCGGAACCGCCGCCTCCTCCGTCGCGATATAGCTGGTCGGACAGCCCCCGGCCTCAAGCTGCATGCCCCACAAGTCCACGCCGCTCGTGCCATCGCCGGCGTAGGTGGAGACGCCAGTGGTGTTACGGAGCCGGACGTACACGGCGGTCTCGGTCGTGGTGGTGGCCGTGGCGACCAGGGAACAACGCACCCAGCCGTCGGCCAGGACCTCCAGACTGGCCGAGACCGCGCCCTCGATGGTGCCGATGCTGCCGCCGATCAGATCGAACAGCGCCGATTGCACCGACCCGAAGGCCGTGGAGGGCAGCACCAGTTGCAGGCGCTCGCGACCGTTGGCGCGGGCGAAGACCGACAAGGCATAGGTCTGCCCGGCGGTGAAGGACAGGCCGTCCTGGGACAGGGTATGCAGGGCGGTGGTGGCGCTCTCCACCACGGTATCGGCCAGCCCGAGTCCGTCCGGGGCGGTAACCGCCTCAGCGGCGACGCTGGTCGCGCCGGTCAGCCAGACGGCCTGACCGAACGCCTGGGAATAGAGGATCCGGTTGGTGCGGGCCTCCTCCACCAGCCACCCGCGGAAAGCCCCGGTATCGGGATGGTAGTCCTGGCGCGGCACATCGGCCGCCACGGTTTCCACCCGCCCCAAGGGGGTGATCCGGGTGGCCGGCGTGGCCCGGGTGACCGACAGGGCGGAGGGCACGACCGTCGGCCGGGCCAGCAGGTGAACAGTCGGGGAGATCAGGGTCATCGTGGACTCTCCGGCACACCACGGCCGCCGCCGGGTCCCCGGCAAGGGGACGCCGACGCAAGACCTGTGGCGATGTGAAAAAACAGAGGGCATCACGGAACAGCGGGGGCTCGGCAGCACAAGCGACCGACTCTCCTCCCCCATTTTTGGGGGAGGTTGGGAGGGAGTCCGGTTGGTGCCGGTGTGGAACCGCCGGGACACCTCCTCAAAGTTCCCGGAATTCCGTGATGAATCGAAAAAACAGGACCTCATCACGGAGCAGGGAAGGCTACCGCCCCCTCTTGACTCCGGCTGGCCCCCGCTTGGGAAGAGACCTCCCAAACCCTCCCTGTTTCTAAAAAAGGACCAGGGGCTTTTGGGAGCTGTGCCCCATAGGTGTTCGAATGGGGGGCCGGATCGGTGGCCTGAGCAACCGGAAACATGGGTAACGTTTTGGACCTGATCTCCTCCCCCGTTTATGGGGGAGGTCGGGAGGGGGCACGAGCGGTCCTCGCGAACAGCGCGTATCCAGGCTTCGCCCCACCCCGGCCCTCCCCGTCCCGGGGAGGGAGATCCGGTATCCGTATCTGCTCCGGGTCCGCGATGCCCCGAGGAGACCGAGAAACCCAATCAGCATTCAGAAGAAAGTGTGAATCAGATAGCCCGTCCCGGGGAGGGAGATCCGGTGTCCGTATCTGCTCCGGGTCCACGGTGCCCCGAGGAGACCGAGAAACCCAATCAGCATTCAGAAAAAAGTGTGAATCAGATAGCCCGTCCCGGGGAGGGAGTCCGGGCGGCCTCAACCGACACCGCCGGCGTGCCAGGCGATCAGGGCGCCGCCGTCGTGCGTCACCACCACCAGATCAACGGCCCCGGGCGCCGTCCGCCAGGCCGGCGCCGCATCGCCCAGCCAAAGGACGGGCGTGGCATCGGCCTTTTGGATCGTGGGCCGACGTCCACCGCTGGCGTCCTGACACAGCTTCAGCGTCAGGGCATAGCCCCGGCCGGCCGACGGATCCGGCAAGGTCACGACGGTATCGTCGGTCAGGGACACCACCTGAAGGGAGCCGTCCGACGGGTCCAGGGTCAGGGTCGCCCCGCCGGCGCGGACGGCCACCGGAAACCCCGCCGGAACGGAAGCCCCCACCGCCGAGAGGGACGACACGGCGCCCTCCCCCGTCATGGCGGCCAGGGTCACGCCCGGTGTAGCCGAAGCGGGGCCCTGCTGGCCCCACAGCGCCGCCCGCCACGCCGACAGGGCCGCCGCCTCGGCCCAGGCCTCGGCCCGGCCCACGGCCGCGTTGGCCTGGGCGATGGCCTCCGCCGCCGTGGTCAACGCGCCCTCGGTGACGTCCTGCTTCAGGCCCACCATCCAGGCCGACAGGGAGGCGTCCCGCGCCCAGGTCTCAGCCCGCGCGCAAGCGGCCACGGCCTGGGGCACGCCATCACGCAGGCGCGCCAGATCGGCGGCCAGTTCGGCGTAATCCAGCGGGTCGTTGACAAGCGCCGTGGCCTCGGTGTTCCAGCCGATCAGTGCCCCGGCCCGGGGTGGCGGCAGAGTTCCCGTTACCCCCTCGGCCACGGTCGGCGGCACCATCAGCGCCCGGGACAGCCGTTCGTCCAACTGCTGATCAACCGCCGTCAGGTGGTCCAGTTCATCGTTCAGGGCCGCCGCGCGCAGCGCCCCGCCGTCCTGGAAATCGCTAACCCGGGCGATGGTCAAACATCGCAACAGGGTCACCCGCTGGCCGTTCACCGGCGCGCGGATGAAAGTAACCGTGCCGCCGTCGCTCTCGCCGACGCCGTCGACCGTATAACCTTCGGTCGCTTCCGCATCGTCCAGGAAGACAACCAGATCGTCCGCCGCGACCACGGCGAAGGGATAGGGAAACGCCGTCTGCGCGCCGTCCCCGACATACTGCACGCGGGGACGGATATCGCCGATTTGAACATGGGTGCTCATGGCCCGATCCTCCCTCCCTGCCTCAGCCGTACAGGGACGAACCGGCCGCGCGGTTGCCCAGCCCCAGCAGGGCGCGCTGATTGCTCACCGTCAGGTCGAGCAAGTCCTGGCGCTGGTTGGCGGCCGAGCGAACCCCGAGATTGTAGAGGTACAGGTCCAGATCGTTCTGGCGCGCCCAGACGTCCAGGTTGGCTTGATCGGCCCGCGCCTGCACGGCGTCCGCCGTGGACTGCCAGTCGCGACCGACGGTGGCGTCGGTGGCCTCGGTGACCTGGGTGCTCCGGTAGCGCAGGTCGTCCCGCGCCCGCCGGGTGGCATCGGCCGCCTCCGCCCCCAGTCCCTCCAGCACGGCCTGCGCCGACCCGGAGGCCGCATCCAGCCCCATCGCCGCGAAATGAGCGCGCCGGCTGGCCGCATTCTGTCGCAGGGCCTCCGCCTGATCCTGCTGATCCAGGGCATAGGCGCGTTGCAGGTCGGCGATCTCGGTCCCGGCCTGACGGCGTGCGTCCTCAGCATACAGATCGTGGGCATCCCAGGCGGCCTCGTTGGTCAGGGAGGCGGACTCAAAGGTTTCCCGCGCGTCGATTTCGGCCTGACGGCTGGCGGTGTCGGCCGCCACCTGGTCGGCGAGCGCCTGTTCCCTGCGCCGCTGCTCCGTGACGGCGTAGTGCTGATACTGGCCCCAGGCGGTGGTCGCGGCCTGCAGGGCGACGGGGACGGCAATCGTAGCGAATTGACCCATCAGTCTGTGACCTTCACTTCCGTGGTGACACTCAGGACGGTGCAGGGCAGCGGCGCGTCCTGTTCGACACGCCACAGCGACACCAGAGGATCGCGTTGCCAGCCCAGGGCGCGAACCGACAGGTCCCCCGACAGACGTGTCGGCGGCTGGTCCAGCGTCGGCGCGGTGCCCAGGCGGCGGAACGGTTGCGGCCGGGCGACGCCGTCGCCCGTATCCACCCACAGGGCGGCGGCCTGGTGCAGGCGAAAGGTGGCGCGGATCAGCCGGATCAATGTACCCGGACCACCGCCCCGCCCACCCGAGACGACTGGCGGCAGGGGGGCGATTTCATGGGTATAGGGCAGCCCCACCACCACGGTGGTGGCCGGCGCCTCCAGGGTGATTGCGCCGGCCGAAACGCGAGCCGTGCCTGCATCGGCGCCATCGGCCAGGACACGGACCAGACGGCCTTCCAGATGCGCCAATCCACTCCAAGTGGTCTTGGGTGCATCGGCGGTGCCCGCCAACGCGGCGTCCAGGGTCAGGGTAGAGTCGAACCGCTCCAGGGCGAACGTGCCCGCCCGCTCCACCACCGCATAGACCACCCCGCCGGTCTCGGCGATGGCCCGAACGATACCGTCGGTCGTCTGCAGGGCCCAGGCGGTGACCCGCTCCGCCCGATAGTTGGTCATGGTCGCCAGCGACCCATCGGCCAGCACCAGATGCACCAGTCGCCGCAGCGGATCGTAGGCCATGTCGACCGGATCGCGCACGAGGTGCCGCGCCAGGATGGACAGGTCGGCGGCCACGTAAGATTCCACCGCGTCGGAGAACAGGTACTCGCGCAGGTCCTGGCCGCTGGGCCCCACGAACAGGGTGGCGCCGTCCACGGTCAGCGGTCGCACCACGTCGGGGCCCAAGGTACCGATCCGGGTTTCCCGGCGGGTGAGGACATTGGCCGGCGTGATGGGGGACCCGCTGATGATCCACTCGGCGCCCGAGGTGAACACCTGCAGGTCACGCGCCGAGAACAGGGCCCGGATGGCATTGAGCTGGTCGGACAGCAGGGCAAAGGACAGGGCCTCGTCGTCCAGGCCCTCGCCGGTATCGAAGTTGAAGAAATCCCCAATCTTCGACATCCAGATTTGATGCGGTACGTCGCGGGATCCCCCCACCACCAGCCGGTTCTGGTGGAAGGTCACCGTGCGCGGGTAGCCATGCGCCGGGGAAAATGCCTGTTCCTGCCAGTCGCGGGTGGCGGCGGCGGTCTCCACCGCCTCGTGGATGGTGGCCGACACCCGGGTCGGCGACTGATAGGCCGTGATCGACACGGGCTTGCCGCGCAGCAGCAGCCGCGTGCCCGCGTGCGCCGAAGTGAACACGTCCGAGGACGTCGTCAGCGTGACGGTCCCCTCCACGTCCGAGGCGGTCAAGCTGATCAAGGGATGGGCGAAGCGCAGATAAGGCTCGTAGTAGCGCTGGCCCTCGTTGGGATAGGACCAGGGGTTGATGGTCCAACTGGTGTGCGAGGCCCGGGTGATGCGCCGGGGCGCGGTGTCCGGATGCACAACCAAAAGCGTATCCGCCATCTGCGTCCAGGCCAGATGCGGCAACTGCCAAGCCCCCCAGGGCGTAGTGGTGCTGAACACCTTCGCGTCGTCCAGATAGACGTCCATGCGGCGGTCGCCCAGGGCCAGCAGGTAGGTCTGCTCGGTGTTGAACTCGAAAGGGATCAACCGCGCCATGCCCGGCAGACCGTCCACATGACGCAACCCGGGCCGCCGGGTGACGCCGCCGGTCGGGTTCAGGACCACATTGCGCAGCCGCGCCGCGCCGTTGGCGTAGGCGCGCAGGTCGGCGCGACCGTACAAGTCGGGCGCCAGTTCCCCGGCCGTGAAGTTGGTATGCGTGACGTTGACGCGCGTCATCCGCGCACCTCCACCAAGGGAAAGTGAGTCAATGCCGGCGGCGTGTCCTGCTGGCTGTCGATGCGCCGGGCGGCGCGGAAGGCCTCCTCCGCCAGCCGGGCCATCAACTCCCCCCGGCTGGTGCTTTCGGTCAGCGGCAGACAGAACTCGGCCGCCAGCCGCGCCGACAGGGCCTCCACGAAATGGGGCGGAAAGGCGCTTTCGTCGGGCCGGAAGATGTAGGTCAATGACACCGTCTCGGCGTTGGTCCATAGGCGGTCCTCGGCCAGGCGATAGACCAACCCCGCGCCCCGCCCCGCCCCGCCAGCCGACAGGGTGCGCAGGTGCCCGGCCGGAAGCCGATAGGCATGGGCGAAATCGGCCACGGGCACCGCCGCCAGCCGGGCCAGGGACGTTTGCGCGGTGGCGAAGCTCCAGGGGTGGGCGGTCAGCAGGGCATCGCGGGTGGGGCCATAGAGGGCGGCGGCCACGCGGGCCTCGGCCGTGCCCTCGTCGAGGCTGGCGATCGGCCCAGCGCCCAGCTTGATGAGCGCGCGCGAGCAAAAGGCGATGGCGGACAGCGGCATGGGCGAATATCCCGACGGTCAGACCCTCCAAAAAGGGTCATCATGGAAAAGAGGGGGTCATCACGGGACAGCGGGGGCTCGGCAGCAAAAGCGACCAAATCTCCTCCCCCATTTTTGGGGGAGGTCGGGAGGGGGCAGACCGATCCTCGCGAACGGCCCCGTCCCGAATGGCCGTCTTCCAGGCTTTGCCCCACCCCGCCCCTCCCCATCCTGGGGAGGGAGTCCGGTTGGTGTCGGTGTGAAACCGCCGGCCCCCCCCCTCAATGGTCCCGGAATTCCGTGATGAACCAAAAGAGAGGGGGCACCGATACGGCGTGGTATCCGCCCCGACAGCTTCAGGAAAATCGGGAAGGCGCCCGGACGACAGACGCCCCCGGGGCTTTGGTCCGCCCCACCCCACCCCTCCCCGTCCCGGGGAGGGAGCACGGTCGGCGACTGGGGCCATCGCGGCTCCTCCCCCAGTTCTGGGGGAGGATGGGAGGGGGCCGGACGCGCCGGCTACAGCGCCGCCACCGTGACCGCGCCGTCGGTGTTGGCGGACACCCGGTACAGGACCGCCGAGGGGATCCCCTCGGTCTCGACGTTGCAGATCATGACGTCGCCCACGCGCACATAGGGCGACGCGCCGTTGAAGTAGCCGGCGCCACTCACCGCGTCATCGGCGGTGGCGTAGTGCCAGAGGGTGAAGCCGTTGCTGTAGCAAAGAACGGAAAAGTCCTGGGGCGCGAACGCCATGACGCAGACCTCCAAAATCGTCTGAAAAACACTGGGGAGTTCGGGGCCGCGGCCCCTGACCCAACCCGGGTCAGTGTTCCAGGCAGCGCAGCGACACCACCCCGGCGCCGTCGATCAGCACCGCGCCCTGGCTCATCATATTGTTGACGAAATGACTGGCCCGGTCGCCGTGCCAGGTGATGTCGCTTTCCACCTCGGCGCCGATGGCGTGGCCGACGGCGGTCTTGTGGTACCAGTAGCAGCGGCGCACGCCGTCGCTTTCGGACAGGCCCGAATGCGGCATCCACAGGCTGCCTAGCCACTGCTTGGCTTGGGTGCCGCGCCAGGGCAGGTCCTCGGCGCCCACATAGTCGGCATTGGAGAATTCATCGATCTGCATCAGTTCGGACCACTGCTTCCAGCCGACGATGGCATAGCGCTCGCCGTCGTCCGGCACATCGGCGCCGCCCAGCCGTTCGAAAGCGGTCATGACCTTTTCCAGGGTCAGGCCGGTGGTGCCGTCCAGGGCATGGTTGGTGGAACTGTCGAGCTGGGCGATGATGAGATCGTCGGCCTTGCGCCCCAGGGCGTAGGCCCCGGCGTTCACCAGAACCTGACGCTCGTCGATGTTGGTCTTCAACTCATCCAGGCGATCCACCCAGTCGCCGGCGTAGAAATCCTGCAGTTCGCATTCGACCGGCGTGTGATCCAGGTTCATGACCGGCACCATGCCGTGGCGCGCCTTGGTCGACGCCGTGCCCTTGCCGACCTTCTGAAAGACGGTGCTGGCGCCCTGGACGTTGTCCTTCACGCGCACCGTATTACGCAACTTGGAGCCCATCTGCTGAAAGGCGAGATGCACGTCGGCTTGGAAATGCTTGATGAACGACTGGTCGATGGAAATCGACATCGGCTGTGGTCCTCATCTGGCGGGAACGGAAAAGAGCGGGTCGGCGGCGCGGATCAGCGCTCCGGATAGAGGCGGCGAAAGCCCTCGGCGACACGGCGCAACACCGCCGGGTCACGCTGCTTCCAATATCGGGGGTCGCGCATCAGGGCCTTCAGGTCGGTCTCATCGCCCCCGCCGCCCGTGCCCGGGCCGGCGTCGCCGGACACCAGGCCGGGTTCGCCCTCGGCCATCATGCGGTGCAGGGCCAGCACGCCCTCGCGGGTGGAGGCCAGCGCCCGATAGGCATCCCGCGGCAAATGCGCCTTGCCCCAGGCGGAAAGCTGGCGGCTCACCCGGCCCCAGCGATCCTCGCCGCCGAAGTGCCGCACCAGATCGGCAAGATCCGCCTCGGCCCGGTGACCGGCGCCGATGGCCTCGATCAGCGGCATGACCTTCTCGGCGGCCAAGTCGTAGACCACCTGGACCTGCTCGGGCGTGAAACCGGCCGCATGCAGGCGCTGGTTCACCTTGGCATCCACCGCCAGACGCGGGTGGCGGATGGTCACCCGATAGGCCTTGGGGTCGTCGGGCACCCCCAGGGCACGACGGAAACGGGCGCGGGTCGGCTCGTCCGCGTCCGGGCCGGGCACCGCCACCATGGCCTGGGCCTGTCGCGCCAGGTCCTCGAAGGCGGCCAGCAACGCCTCAACATTGAGACGGCCGGTCGCCGGATCGCGGAAACGGACCAGCAGGGCCTCGCGCAGGCGGGGCCGTCCGGCCTCGGCGGACGCGGACGGGGACACCGAACGGGGCGCGAGACGGGACGCAGAACGGGACGCGGGCATGGGTGCGCGAACCGCCCCGGCACCGCCGGTCGGAGAGGGTTGGACCATCGTGGGTCACTCCTGGTGTGAGGACGTCATAACGAACCGGGCGGACATCGGATCGAAGCCCAGCGCGGGGAGGCATGGACCCGACTTGCGCCGGGTTTTTGACCTGGGGGCATAGCCCCATTGGCGGTCGGATAAAGGTGCCGGATCGGTGTGCAGTCCTCCCCCTGGCAAGGGAGAGGTCAGGAGGGGGCAAATGCGGCGAACGAAGGCATTGCTCCATTACGCCTTTGCCCCTCCCCGGCCCTCCCCGTCCCGGCTATCTGATTCACACTTTTTTGTCTAAATCTGGATTGGGTCTTCTAAAGTAGAACCCGGCTAAGCCGGGTTTTTACCTGGGGGCACAGCCCCCAGACCCCCAGTTTTTCTTTCTAGAGAAACAGGAAGGGTTTGGGAGGTCTCCTGCCAAGCGGGTTTGGGCCGGAACCCAACCGCTCGTCAGGGCGGTTGCCCCCCAAAACATCACCGCCCCCCTGGGATGGCCCGGGCGGTCCGGTCATCTCCCGCCCCGCCCCTCGGCGATCAGGCGGGTCAGGTGAGCGATCAGGGCACGCTGGCCTTCCAGGGTCCGCAACGCGGCGTCGCTGGCCTCCGGCCCAAGCACCCGATCGGTGGTCAGGCCGCGCAGGTGCTCCAGGACAACGGCGCCATCCTGATCCCGGAAGACCCGGGCACAGGCCCGCGCCAGACGGTCGCGGGCGTCCCGATCAAACGACGCGGACGAAGGTGGGGCTCCACCGCCATCCCACGGCCAAGCGGTATCCTCGGCGTCACAGAGTCCCATGGCGCGCCCCCACCCCGACCCCCGGGGCGACGGCCCCAGGCACGGCCCCAGGAGCGGCCCCTGGAACAGACCCCGGAACAGACCCCGGAACAGACCCGGGGCGCCCAACGGGCGGCGGCGCGCGGCCCCGTGCGGGCGGCGACACAGGCGCGGGCGGGATCGGCGCGCCCGGTCGGCGGATCGCCTCATCGGGCACGCCCAGGGTGCGCGCCAGCCACCGCGCCGCCCCCTCCGCGTCCAGCACCGCCGCCCCGGCCGATCCCAGCCCCCGGATGGCATTGATCCAGGTCAGGGTGGCATGGGCGTCGCTCATGCGCTGCTGCTGGGCCAGGGGCGAGGCGTGGCGCAGATCGACGAGGCGGCCGTCGACTCGGATAGGCGGCACCTCGCCCCGCCGCTGCAGGATGGCCAGCCCACGCCGCACCAGGGGCGCCAGCAGTTCCGACTGCAAACGACCGTAAGAGGCCCCCAACACCCGGGCCATCTCGGCGGCGCGGTGCACAACCTCGGTCGCCGTCATGGTCGGGCTGTCGGGTTGGCCCAGCTTGTCGGCCAACAGTGCCTGACGGATACGTTGGCGCAGACCGTCCAAGACAAGTTGCGACACGTCGAAATCCCCGGCCGCCCGCAGCGGCGTCAGGCCGGACGACCCCACCGCCTTGGGGATGATGGCCCCGGGCACCAACCTTACCGTGGCCGGATTCAACACCCCGTCGTCGTCGGCCTGCCAGATGCCGGTGACGGCGATGGAAGCGTTCTTCAGCACCAGTTCCACAACCTTGTTGGCGGTCTTGATGTCCGGCAAAGCCTTCATCACCGGACTGCGGCCGTAGACCTCGCCCGGAGCCTTGACCCAGCGAAAGCAGATGAAGGGCGAGACGTCGAACCGGCCCTGGGCGAGCAGGGTCGGCGTTCCCATTGGCGGCGCCCCCGCCTCCAGGGCCACGCCATCGCCCTCCCCGACGCCCAGCAACAGCGCCGTGTAGGCGTAGCCGCGCCCATCGGGAACCACGCACTCCAACACCGACACCTCCAGATCCGTCTCGCGGACGGCACGCTCGGCCAGATCCGGCGGCAGCGCGACACCCGGGAAGCGCGCCTGGAAGCCCGGCCAGGACAACCGCACCCGCCGGAACACCGTGTCCAGGTGACCCGACGGCCCTTCGTCCAAGGCCACGTCGGCCAACGGCACCGCCGTAAAGCGGAAGGCCGAGGGCTCGCCGGGGGGCGCCGCCTCGAACAGCAGGCAGGCCGTGCCCAGGGTAACCAGGTCGAGGAATGCCTGGTGAATTTCGACGGCGAAGTTGGCAGCCTCGAAATGGCCGTGCACCGTCTCCTCCGCGCGCGCCAGCACCGCCCCCAGGCGTGCCTGATCGGGCGGCGACAGGTCGGGCCCGGCGGCCAGATGGAACCAGCGCGACCACGGCGGGGTGAGTTGCGCAAGCAGGCTGGCGGCGAGTTGGTCAACCGCGTCCGGCGCGGTACCGTCGAACAGAGCCTCGCCTCGGCGGCCTCCGGGCGCGGCGGGCTGAATCCCCGACTCCCGATGCGGCAAGGTGTAGGCGAGGCAGTCCCGCCACAGCCCGCCCCAGCGCGCGCGTCGTGACCAGGCCCGCCGACAGCGTCGCATCAGACCATCCACGACCGCGTCGTCACCGGGAGCAGCGGTCAGGCTGGAAAGCGATGGATGAGCCATGCGGTCAGTCCCCCAGCAGGGTCTTGCCGCCGTAGGAACCGTAGGCCGGCAGCGGATCCAGGATGCCCCGGAACGACGTATTCACCGTAGAGCGCCAACCGCGCGCCGAGCGCTCCCGAGCCTCCTTTTCCTGCTCCTCCGCCTCGTCGGCGCCGGTATCGCCGTCATCCTCCGGCAGGGGATCCGGTTCCGGTTCCGGCTCCGGTTCGGGCTCCGGTTCGATATCGGGCACCGGATCGGGCGCGGGCGCCGGTTCCGGCTCGGGCAGATCCGGCAGCGGGTCGGGCGTATCGGGAACATCGGGGAAGTCGAACAACGAGCCCATGCGGCGCCTCCCTGGGCGGGACTGGAAACGAACCGACGGAAACGGAAACGACCCTCCACGAAAAACGCCCGCCGGGGCTCCCCTGGCGGGCGTTTCGCGGAGCGGACGCACCTATCCCCGTTCGATGTTTGTTCTAGTGCCCGACAGCGCGTGCACCATCAAGGACTTTCTTGTCCCAATCCTGGACCGTCAGGACAGCGCCGCGCGCCGCAGCCCGACGGCGGGGCTCAGGCCCCGTGTTTCATCAGGTCCGCCCGCAACATGATGCAGTCCATTTCGATCAACATCGGAAAATGGCCCCGGTTATTGGCCAGCAACGCACACAACCGAAAGCCGAGCGATTCGTACAGGGCGATGCTCTCCCGATAATCAAGCGAATTTTCATAAATCCGCATCACGGAAAGTTCGCTTTGAAGACCAAGAAATGTCCCACAGCAGGCGCCCGCGCCACGGATGACCGCCGCATCATGTCCCTGGGTATCCATTTTCAAGAATGGCCGTGCAAATCCGATCGTGCCCTGAAGACCTGGCAGGACAGCGGCGAGCGTGTCGCTCTTGACCTGAATGGTCCGCTCAACCGTGTTCGGGGCCGCAAATCGGTCCGTCTCGGTCAGAAGAGGCGATTGCAAGGAACTGAACTGAGAGGCATGCATGACATTGAACGCCACATCGCCAACCGTATCGGACAAGGCCACGTTTTCGACAAACCATCGAGAATCGCGGTCCGCCTTGCGGCTTAAAGCCGTGCAGGCATCAGGGTTGGGTTCGAACGAAATAATAATGCCTTTGAAGCCCACATCTTTCCGGATCATGGTTGCATATTGGCCAATATTTGCACCAACGTCGAAAACACAATCTATCCTATATTCATTAAAAATCCTACGCAATAAACGTATCTCATTAAGCCTGTGAATAGGCCGAAAAACATGCCGAGAAATCTGTGGTCTATTGTAAAAATATTTGTATATATCCCAATAAAATTTTTTTATTGGATTTTTTATTTTTGGAGCCATCAAGAATACCCCTTGCTCGCATCTCAACTAAAAGTATGCTGAAAACTTGATGGCCGTCAAGAATTGTGGGAGTCCATTTTCGACCGCGACGGGTTCGCCGCGGGGCGACGGTGCGGGGCGACGGCGCGGGACATTGCCCCGAACAGAACGTCCCGCCGCCGGGCAGGCACGCGGCGCTCCCAACTCGACCCTTGCGGATCACCTTGCGGATCAAAGAGCCGCCGTCCGGTTCCCTCGCCCTGAACCGATCAAGACCCCGTCCCGGTCAAGTGCCGATACAGGGCCCAGGGCGTGAGAACCCAGCGCGCCTGCAGACCCAGCACCCGTTTGACCACCTCGACACAGGTCAGGGGCGCCCAGGGAGCCTCGCGGCGCGGTGGAACCCGGGTGACGGTCTCCACCACCGTATGCCCCTGAGCGCGAAGCCAGGCGGCCAGGGCCGCCGCCGGCCGGTCCGCCAGCACGTCAAGCTGGGTGCGATGAGCCAGGGGATTGACCAGCACCCAATGGCCGCCAGATCCGCGCCCGGGCCGATGCACGGCCACCAGCACGTGACGAAACCCGGGCTTGAGGACTCGCAGCCACCAGATCTCCCGTCCATCGGTGAACACCACCAGGGCCCGGGCTGGCGACACCTCGGGTGCGTCGTTCAGAATCATGCCCCGCGCTCCGCGATGATACCCTTGCGGCGCAGCGGGTCAGCGAGACGGTTCAGCGCCTCCCGCCACAGTGCGGCGTCGCCGGCCTCCTCGGGCAGACGAGCATCAGGCGGGATCAGGCGGCGACCATGGCGGTCGAGAACCCGCAGATGAAGCGGCCGAAGGGCGTTGTCCCGCGCCAGCCGGGTCACGGCGCGAATGATGTCGTCGGGATCACAAGGCCGGGCGACGGCCAGGGGGTCGGCGGCCAGACGAGCGCCCTCGGCCCGGTTCAAACGAGCGCGCTGGTACCAGAACCAGGCTTCCTCGGCGGACTCGAACGGCGCCGTGGGACGCTCGGACAGAGGGCGGGGGGTATGGCGGACACGGGCTTCGCGGCTGAACGAACGCGACATGAAATGGTCTCCTCAAGGAGGGAAGAGACCACCCAGGATGAGCATCGGAGAGTCCGGCGGCGAACGTATACGAGATACCGCAGCACACCACCCGCTTACGGACCCAACCGTTCCTCCCGTCTTCCGCGACGCCGAATTACCCCCCCGTGACACTCATATGCCGGCCGACGGCGGGACGGGCGCCGCGCTCGCGGTCGATGACGAAATCGTGGCCCTGCGGCTTGCGGGCGATGGCGGCGTCGATCGCCTCCAGCAGTGGTCCGTCGTCGTCGGGGAAGGCGCGCAGCGGCGCGCGCAGGTCTACGGCGTCCTCCTGGCCCAGGCACATGAACAGCGTCCCGGTGCAGGTCACACGCACACGGTTACAGCTTTCACAAAAGTTGTGGGTCATGGGGGTGATGAACCCCAGCCGCTGCCCGGTTTCCGCCACGTCCACATAGCGGGCCGGACCGCCGGTTCGGAAATCGGTATCGCGCAGGGTCCATGTCCGCTCCAGGCGCTCGCGCACCGCCGACAACGGCAGGTACTGGTTGATGCGCTCGGGCTCGATGTCGCCCATTGGCATGGTCTCGATAAAGCACAGGTCCAGGCCCCGCTCGCCGCACCACCCCACCAGGCGGTCCAACTCATCCTCGTTGAGGCCACGCATGGCCACGGCGTTGATCTTCACCCGCAGCCCAGCGGCGCAAGCGGCGGCGATCCCCTCGATCACCGCGTCCAGAGAGCCACGCCGGGTAATACGCTGGAACCGGTCGGGATCGAGGCTGTCCAGGGACACGTTGACGCGCCGCACCCCGCAGGCGGCCAGCGCGTCCGCGTGCTTCGCCAACTGCGTTCCATTGGTGGTCAGGGTAAGCTCGTCCAGGCTGCCGCCGTCCGGTCCGTTGCCTTCCAGCAACCGCCCCAGGCCACGGAACAGATGCATGACGTTCTTGCGCACCAGCGGCTCGCCACCTGTGACACGGATCTTGCGCACCCCACGGAAGACGAAGGCGCGGCACAGCCGCTCCATCTCCTCCAGGGTCAACAGATCACGCTTGGGCAGAAACGTCATGGACTCCGCCATACAGTACTGGCAGCGGAGGTCACACCGATCCGTCACCGAAACGCGCAAATAGGTCACGCACCGGCCAAAAGGGTCAATCATCCTGAACGTGTCCCTATCCCACTGTGGTCACGTGTCATTCATAATATTGGACCATTGTTATCAAAAAACCATATGCACCCGGCGCCGGAAATACAAAGATCGAATAACGGAAACGTGACACTGTCACGAACACACCCCCGGCGCGCGCAGCACCACGGATCGCCCGTGGCGCTTCAGGTGACGGGCGCCCCCGCCCTCCTGCACGGTGCGGATCAGGCCCTCGACATCCTCCACCACCAGGCCGGCCAGAACCGTAACGCCGTGATCGGCCAGCAGCGGCGCCAGCGGCGTTCCCGGTCCCACCAGGATCACCTCGGCGCCGGGGCGCAGCCGCGCCAACAGTCCGGGCAAGGTCCCGTTGGCCAGGGCCGAGGCGGTCAGCAGCACCACGTCGGCGTGGGGCAGCAGTCCGGCGGCGGCATGCTCGGGAAGACGCCCCGGGCCCGGCGCACGCTCGATCAGGTGCAGCCCCGGCACCTTCTCGGCGACGCCAGGGAACCCGCCGACGCTGACGGGCCGTTCGGCCTGCGCCGCGGCGGCGATGAACAGATCCAGGCCATTGACCGCCTCACCGTTGAGGTCGAACCGGTTCCAGGCGGCGTTGACGGCCGCCGCCCCCACCGCCCGCGCCAGCGGATCGAGCCCGCACAGACCCGCCGCCAAATCCCGCAGAGGACGCCCGATCAGATCCCCCGGATTTGCCCCGGGTTGGCAGCCGAGAGCCTCACGGCGCGGCGTCTGTGCCAGCCCCACGCCGTCCGGCCCCTCCACCAGGGTCCAGTTGAAGCCGATCACGACCCGCCGGGCCGCGGCCTCGGCCGGAACGCCGGCCACCAGGGCCTCGGCCACACCCTCGGGACCCCACCAGCGCCAACAGGCCTCCAGGGTGGGCTCCAGAAGCTGGCCCCGCCCCCCGGTGACCGTCAGCCAGTCGAGGGCATGGCTTTCCGGAACCAGCGTCAACACGGGAATATCGGCCGCCATGGCCGCCAGCATCTCCTGGGCCAGGCCCCGGCCCTGGGCTTCCAGATGGGAGAACTTGGAGACCACCAGCAGATCCACGCCGACCGCCAGCGCCGCGCGCAAAACCGCCGTGGCTTCGGTCAGCCCCTGGGAATCCAAGGAGCAGGCACGCGATTCCCGGCCCAGCTTCTGCAGGATGTCGCGGGTCGGCCCACCACCCAGGTCCACCAGATCCATGCCGACCTTGCGGCCGTGTTCGTCCCGAGTGGTGCGCTGCGCCAGTCCACCCACGCGCAGACCCCGCGCCGCCACGGCCTGGGCGAAAGCGATCAGCAGGCCCTCCACGTCACCGGAAGGCGACCCGGCCCCGGCCCTGTAGACCAGCGCCGCCGGCCCCGATGGCCCGATCGGCCATGGCCGCGCCCTCGCGCCGTCTGCCGCTATGTTCCCCACCGCCGTCAAACCCGGCGCAGCCGCTTGTCGTACCGCCATTCTCCGTACCGCCGTCTGCTGTCTACCGGCTCGCGGGTTCGGCCCCGCGCGTCCCACGACCGCCCCCAGTAATCCCACAAGACAGGGTTGATCGCGCAACCACCGGATTCGGTCGACCCGCCCCATGATGCCACCACGACCGTCGCGTTTCACGAACCACGTCGCGTTTCACGAACTACAGCGCGTCGTCCACCTTGCGGATATCGGCGCCGCACGTAGTCTCCACCACCGTGACGACGGCAACAGACCCCAAGCTGATGGTCACCGGCACGGGCAGCCCCCCTCAAGGGAAGTCCCTCTCCGCCTCTGTTCAAAAGATTACCCTGGACGCACGATTCCACGCTTGCATTCCCCGATCCCAGCTGGTACCTAACCCTCCCTTCGCTGAGGGACGGACCGTTGTCCCTCATCTCCCGACAGACGATCGGGAACGGCGGGCGCATAGCTCAGTTGGTAGAGCAGCTGACTCTTAATCAGCGGGTCCAAGGTTCGAGTCCTTGTGCGCCCACCAATCAAGGCCCCGGAAACGCTCACGTTTCCGGGGCTTTTGGTTTTCTGGAGGATGGTGCTAGGCACTCTCGTCAGGGGCGCTAGGCACTTGTGTGCCTGATCCGTTCCCGGTTGCCCGGTCCAGGAGGCCGATGGCGACAGAGGCGGTACGGCGCTGGCGGGTGTACTTCCGGGCCATCTCCGCCGTCTGGTGGCCGGTGATGGCGCCGATCTCCTCCCAGTCCAACCCCAGTTCCCGCAGGCGCGTGGCGGCCGTGTAGCGCAGCCCGTGCGTGGTGACGTCCGGCAGGCCGACCGCCTTGAATGCCTCGGCCATGCGGTGGCGGAAGCGATCCACGCCCACCTTTCCCAGTACCGCCAGATGCGGATGCCCGGCTAGCCAGGGCGTCAGGGCTTCGGCCAAGTCCCGGCTGATCCGGATCTCCACCCGCGCCCCGGTCTTCGACTGGAGCACCCGCACAGAGCCGCCGGCCAGGTGGCTGCGCGTCATCTTCACCACGTCCCCGCCCCGCTGCCCGGTGTTCAGCATCAGTTCGAACGCCGTTCGCTCCCACGTACCAACGGGCCAGCGGGCGCGGAACGCCGCGATCTCCCGTTCCTCCCACGGCCGGTGCCCGCCGCCGCCCTTGAGCGACTTCGGCCGCGCGGCCGGGTTGACCGTCACCCCGAAGGTGGCCGGACGATCCAGGGCGTAGGCGAACAGCAGGCGCAGGATCTGGAGAAGATAGTTGGCCTTGCGGGGGGTGGCCGCGTGCTTATCGCGCAAGGCGAAGACGAAATCACGGGGCATGGTGCGAATCGGCAGGTGGCCGTAATCCCGCTTCAGCGCGTCCAGATACCGGGTGTAATCGCGCCGGGTCTTCTCCGCCTTGGCGGAGAAGTCCGGGCTGGCGCGGTAGTGCTCGATCAGATGGGCCAGGGTGCCCGCCGCCGCCCGGGGCGCCGGCGCCGCCTCGAACCCCACGTGAATGCGCTGGTAGGCGGCCAGGAACCCGGGTTCCCCCGGGGTCAGGGCCTGACCGGCGTCATCGGTGATTCGGACCCGCCGTTTTCCCCTCCGATAGTAGGCGTAGAGCCGACCGCGCGAGCGGTAGGTGTCAAGGTACGGAAGGTCCACCTGTGCCATTGATCGCGTCCATCCAGGCCTGTGGCGACCCATCATTGCGCGCCCGCCCGGCTTTCGCGTCAAGCCATGCATCCAGGTCTTCAATCAGCCATGCCTTGCGGCCGGCGCTCAAGGCGATGGGTTGCGGCACATCCTTTCTTTTGACGGCCGCCAGGAACGACGCCGGCGACAGGCTCACGTAGGCAGCCGCCAGTTCCAGGCGCAAGGCCCTCGGCCAGCCCGGAAGGTGGCTGTCATCCCGCATGACCGCCCTCCCCCGCCCCCGGTCCTGTCATCGCCCGGAGCATGATCAGGTCTCGTCGGTGAGTCTGGGCGGGCGGGCGGCAACAAGGCTGTGGATGCCGGTGGTGTCGCCGGCCCGGTAGGCGGCGATGAGGTCGAGTTCGGCGCGGGACACGGTGCGCTCGCCGTAGATCAGGTAGCGGAGGTCGAAGCCCAGACCGATTAGCAGGTGCATGTCAGGGACCTTTTTCGGCACCATGTTGAGGTGTTCGAAGTGGTGGAGCTTCGATCCGCTCCATCCGACCTGTTTCGCGAACGCCTTGGGGCCGTCGTAGCCGAGGCGCGCGACCTCCTCGCGAAAGCGAACGCTGGGCGGGTCCTTGATCGGATGGGCCATGTCGCCGCTGGCGATGAACCGGTGTGTGGCCGGGGATGCCGGCGTGTCGTCCGGCCGGCGCCGGAAGTAGGCGTCTTCCAGGGCCTCGAACACGTCCCAGGCGGTGTCGGTCTGCAACATCTTGGCGTGGCGGGCGGCGCCGCGTTCGGTCCACAGGACGAGGGCGCGGGTCTTCGCGGAAATTTGTGCCTGAGTTTGGCTCAGGCGCAAATCCGCGAGGTCCGAGCCGGTGACCTTGAACAGGTGTTTGCCTTCGACGAAGCGATCCGCGTTGGACGCGTGGTTTCGCCAGATGTTTTCCGGCGCCGTCCCATAGGCGGTGGCCAGACCCTCGGTGGTCAGGACGGGTACGCCCCGATAGGCGACGGGGTGAAGATGGTCGATTGCGACGGGGGCTGCCGGTTTGGGGGGCGTCGGTTCGGGATCGGTCATGAAATCGGTCATGGGGTGTCGTCTTTCGGATGCGTGGCGGAGGCGTGGGTGGTGACGGGGCGTCTGGCCCGGGCCGACAAGCGGTCGATGTGTCCGGCCGGTCTTTGGCGTCCGGCGCGGAAGGTGGTGGTGTGCGCCCGGCCTCGGACCCATTGCTGCGCCAAGTCGGGCAAGGTGTCGGTGTCGAACGGGCAGACCTCGATTCCGGCCTCGGCCGCGTCGGCACCAGCGATGTAGGCCCCGAGGCGCGCGGTGAAGACGTGCCCGGCCCGGTGCTGTGCCAGGGTGCGGGCCACGGTGGCGGCGTGGGTGCCCTGGTGACTCATGGCCCGCCCCTCCGTCAGACGTTCACCGCACGGCGGTAGAGGTCGAGCAGTTCGTCCTGTTCGGCCAGGTCGTCGCGATCCATGCGGCGCATCCGGACAAGCTGGCGCATCACCTTGACGTCGAAGCCGGTGGATTTGGCCTCGGCGTAGACGTCGGAAATATCGCCGGCGATGTTGGATTTTTCCTCTTCCAGGCGTTCGATGCGTTCGATGAAGGAGCGCAGGTGATCGGCGGCGATCCCGCCCACGTCGGTATTGGTGGGGGCGGCGTTGGTGTCGGATGGAATGATCTCGGACATGCGTCTTTCCTCAGAAGATGGCGGCCAGGATGGGGGCGGCGGTCAGGGGCCAGGCCAACACGGCCAGGGCGATGACTGCCTCGGCGAAGCGGTCGGGGACCGTCATTCGGGGACGGCCTGGGCGTCGGCGTGAAAGCTGCCGGCGAAGGCCAGGACGCAGGTGGCCAGCAACAGCAGGTCCTCGCCGACCGGGCGGCGGCTCTCCTTGCCGGCGGCGATGCGTTCGGCGGCGGCGATGCCCTGGCCCAAGCGATCCCCGCCGACCAGGACCACGCGGCCGGTGTCGTCTTCCTCGACCAGGATGGAGGCCATCTCCACATGGCCGTCGGCGCCGGGCACGCGGACCAGCCAGTGTTGCCGGGTGGGCGAGACGCCCCACCAACAGGCCAGGGTGCCCTTGACTATCTCCGGCCGGGCTTTTTCGCGGGCCTGTCGGGCGATGCGATGGATGGTCACGACGTCGTCACAACGGACGTCCCCCAGGGCCCCCAGGGCGCGGGGCGGTCGTAACCCAGTCGGATCCTGTGTCGGCATGGGACGGGTCTCCTCTGTCAGTCGTCGGCCTGCCCATGGGCGGCTTTCGGCTGGGGTGGCGGCTCGAAGCACCAGCACTTGACCGAGCGGCCCTCCCATCCCTGGAGACCGGAGTTCACGGTCTTGATGCCCAGGAACTTGCGGGTGCGGCTGGTCTTCAGGTGGCGTTTCAGATCGGCGGAGGGCGGCAGGGGCTGGCTGTTCTGCCCGGCCATCTTGGTCACCTGGTTCAGGTTGACCGCGATCATCCGGGAGGCGTCGCGGGCGTGGTTGACCAGGTCGAGGCCCAGGTAGTCGATCAGGTCCCAGAACTCCTCGACCACCGGATGGTCGCTGGCGATAGCGTCCTGACGGTGGGCGGCACCGGTGCGCAAGGTGTCGAGGACGTCCCGCAGCCAGGTCCCCGGCATCTCGGTTAGGGCCGCGAGGGCTTCGGCCAGGGCCATGATCTGGCCGTGGTTCTTGGCGATGCGGTGGGAGCGGATCGCGGGATCCGTCAACAGGGCGGCCTCGTGCAGGGGCGCCCGGGTTCGCAAGGTGTCCATGACCTGAGCCTCGGCCCGGCAGGCGATGACCAGCCAATGCGACAGGGTTTCCACGGGCAGGCCGGCCAGTTCGTCGGCGGCAGCCTTGCTGTCGGCGGTGTGGCCGGAGCAATCGAACATCAGATGAACGATGCGCTGCATGATGGCGTCGGAGGCGTTGACCGGCGCGTTCTGGGAGATCAGCACCGCGCCCCGGAACGGCGGCTCGTAGGTCTCGTTGCCGCTGTTTTTGACGCCCCGGGCGCGGCTGGCGCGGCCGTTGTAGGCGGTCTTCAGTTCGTCCCAATCGAACTGTTTCTGCTTGGCGCTGTCCTCGCGGTCGCTTTCGATCAGCGAGACGGGCAGGTTCGACACCTGGGTGAAGATGCGCGACCGCGCGGCCTGGGTGGACTTGTTGGGGTCGAAGCCCTCGTAATCGGCGCGGCCGAGCAGCTTCCACAGGGCCTCGATCAGGGTGGACTTGCCGGCGCCGGCCTCGCCGACGATTTCCAGGAACGGATAGGATTTGTGCAGGGCGCGGATCTGTTCGGCGAACAGGGACCCCAGGAAGAACGACGCGGCGATCAGCCCCTTGGGGCCGAAAGACCGGTACACCAGGTCGACCCAGTCCTTCCGGTAGTCGGTGGCCTTGCCCAGGTGGATCGGTAGGGAAGCGTTCAGGGATTTGACCGACCGCTTGCCGATCTCGAAAAAATCCTCGTCGTTCAGCTCATAGACCTTGCCCTTGTGAACCGCGAACTCGGGGAAGATGTAGGCTTCGTGGTCGCGGGAATAGCCGATGAACTCGACGGTCTCCACCACGCGGATGCGGCTGAGGTAGCGGCCGACGATCCAGTTCAGTTGGGCGCTGTCCCCCGAATAGAGGGCGCCCGGGGCGATGGACAGCAGCCGCTTCTTGAACTCGCTGGCCGAGGCGATGTCGCTGCCCCGGAAGGTGTTCTTCAACTGCTTGCCGTCGGGCAGATCGACGCGGGTGTAGTACCAGCTTTCGTCGGTCAACTTGGATTGCTGGAAGTACAGAAAGGAGACGGTGCAGTTGGCGATTTCCTGGACCTTGGCGCAGCCCTCGGCGGCTTCGTCGGCCGGCAACTGGGCGGTGGCCTTGGCATAGGCGGCGGGGTCGATGGCCCACCACCAGGTGCGGCCGTCGTGATCCAGGCCGAAGGCGGTGGAGCCCTTGCGCTTCCAGATCAGGAGGCCCTTGTCCTTGGCCGTGGGGGCCAGGAACAGGTCGCCGTGGTAGCGGCAACGGTCCAGGGCGTCGTCGCGGTGATCCTCGCCCAGGTCGCCGGATCGCCAGAGGTCGTTCCAGTCGCGCTTTTTGCGCCCCCTCTGGGGGACCAGGGCGGCGCGGCACACCCAGCCGTCCTTTTGGGCACGGGCGATATGGCGGCGCATGAAGCCCTTGCCGGCGGCGTCGTTGTCCAAGGCCCAGACCAGCACCGGGCGGCGACCCGCGTCCGTCAACCGCTTCAGGAAGGTTGCGGGATAGTTGCCCGCCGACAAGGTGGCGGCGGCGGCGCGCCCGGCGCAGGCCAAGGAGGCGGCATCGATGCAGCCCTCGACCAGCCACAACTCGTCCCCCATGGTCTCGCCAGGGGGTGCCCAGGCAAGCCCCTTATGGGTGCCGTGGAAATGCTGCTTGCGGACGGTCACGGTGCCGTCGTCCTCGCGGACCTGGACCGGTTCCACGAGGCGTTCCATCCAGACGTCGGGGGCCAGGTCGAACAACACGGTGGCCGTGGCCCGATCGCCGGCCTTGTGCCAGAAGCGGCCCTGGCGGTACCAGCCCTTGCAGGTGTCGGGCAGGCCCCGGACGAAGCCCATGTAGGCGTGGGCGGTCTCGTTGGGTTTCTCGCTGGAGGCGGGATAGCGTTCGTTCAGGTTCTCGAAGGCGTCGGGATAGAGGTCCCGGGTGCTGTCCTCGTAGCCGCATTTGTTCAGGCGGCCGCACCGCACCGCCCAAGGGGCCGCGGCGTTGGCGTATAGTTCCCGCTGGCCGCACTGCGGGCACTTGCCCCGCTGCAACCAGGATCCGCGGGCCTTCATGCCGTAGTCGCGGATCAAGCGGTCGCGGATGGTGGTGGCGACGTCGTCGCGCATGATGGTCCCCCCTCCCGGCGCCTAGGATCTGCCGGCGTCGGCGGGGGCCGGCGGCGGGAGAGGGGTGGTGCGATGGGTGGGGGCGGCGGGCGCCGAAAGACGCGACGGGGTGATGGTGCGCACCGCCGCGAGGTGAGCCACGAACTGATGGCCGCAGGCCTCATTGGTGCACAAGTAGGTGATTTCGCGCACGGACACGGAGAGTTGGTCGGTTTTTAGGGTGAAACACCGCGCGCCGCAGTGCGGGCATTTGGTGCCGTTGCCCTTCGGGGCCCTGTTCCTTGGCTGGGTCATCCGCGCGCCCTCCGGGGCTGGGAGCGTGGGCGGGCTTGGCGGCGGTCGCGCAGGCGGAGAAGACTGTCGTGGTCGGAGGCGGCCAGGTCCATGCGAGCGGCGGCCTTGTGGATCAGGTCGTCGAGTTCCCGATCGTCGAGTTCGCCGTCGGCGGCGGCCTGCATGGCGCAGTGGGCCAGGTCGCCCAAGGTCACCTGACCGCGTGTGGTCATCCACAACACGGCCCCGAGGTCGTCCGGGTCGTCGTCTTCGTGGTCCGGTTCCGGGGTGTCGGCATCGGCCAACAGGCGAATCATTTGCCGGGAGACCGTGGGATCTCCGGCGGCGCGCTCCAGGTCGATCACCACGTCGATGGGCGCGAAAACGCCCATGTGGTGAACGCTGGCGTATTCCTGAAGCTGGCTTTTGCCGACCCGAGTGATGGCGGCGGCGGCGCAGTATCCGCCGTTTTGAGCGATCAACCGGCGGAAGGCGGCCTTCATGGCCTTGTAGGTGATGTCATCGTGCTGGCGTGGCATGGCGGATGCTCTCGGGGTCATTCCGGGTGCCGTCGCTCGCAAGGTTTGTCACCGTATGCGGGGGAGCGACGGGGCTGAGAAGGCGCAAGGCGGGACGGGACCGTGTTGCGTCGGGCGGCGGCGTGCTACGTTGAGGGGCGCGCGTGCGGCCCAGGCGGTTGCCGTCCCCGTCGTAGAGTTCGGGGAACAGCCCCTGGGGCGTCAGGTCGAGGGCGGCGGCCAGGGCCTCTTGCAAGGGGCGGCTGCTGCTGCCCCGGGCGGCCGCGCACACCGCTTGGTGCGAGACGCCCTCGCGCCGGGCAACGGCCCGGAAGCTCAGGCCCCGGAGCCGCAGTTGGTAGCTGATCCAATCCCGCCGATGGACGGGGTTGGTCGGCATGTCTTGGGTTGCAGGTGCACGTTCCATGGCTCAATCGATACGCCGAAAATGGCGTGATACGCAACGCCATTTTTTACGTGTCATCGCGACTGATGTTTCGCCTGAGGATGTCTCCGACTCTAGGTGTTTGAATTTGCGGAAAAATATTGGGGGCCTTAACGGTCAGATTATTTATCGGCTTCGGCTCAATGAGGCGGAGGCAGCCTGATATGGGGAGTGATGTCGGCGAGAGACTCCAAAAAATACGTGACCACCTAGGAGAGACGCAAAAAAGTATGGCGCGTGCCATCGGCATGAGTGAAAGCACGCTGCAGAAATGTGAACTTTCTGGACGCCTTCCAAAAGACACAGCTCTTGTTCTGATTGCAAAAAGAGGTGTCAATATCCACTGGCTGCTCACTGGAGAGGGCAGCATGCTTATGGAACAGTCGCACCAAATTCCGGGCAGCGCAGAATGTGTGGTGAACGGTGTCCAGGCATGTAGCCTTGACGGCGATCTCATGGGGCGAATCGTGGACACCATTCGCGCTGTCTACAGAACGCAGGGCCAAGCCATTCCCGATCGGTCGCTGGGGGAGATGGCGGCCGAGTGGTACAGCGCCATCACCAACGAAACGCCGGATCCCGGCGATCGCCTGGACGCCCTGGCCGAACGCCAGATTGCCCTGCGACGGCGATTAAGAGCCGCCTCCGCCAACCCAACGGCTGATAAACGCCCGGCTTGAGGGTGGTTCAAACGCCAAAAAATGCCGGGGTGTAATGGGGTCGGCGTACGCGCGCAAGCGTTGATCGATGCCAATGATTGCCCCCACAAAATGGCTAGGCGCATCAAAACGTATCCGGGCGCACGATCCCCACAATTGATTGTTTTCACCTGAGGTCAGTGGCACCATTCAACCGGTGAAATCACGGCGGGATGGCGCACGATGATCGATCTTTTGTACAGCCTGCTGACGGCGGCGGCACAGGTCAGCACGGAAGGGGCCGCAGGGGAATTCGCCAAGGGGGCCGGACGATCCGCATTTGAGGCCATCAAAGCGCGCCTAGTGGGCACACACGGCGTGAAATCGTTGGTCCTGTTGGATGATGCGCAGACCGAGCCAACCCATGCGGCCGCGATCAAGAAGGACCTGTCCAAGCCTGAAATCGCGCAGGATGGGGACCTTAAAGCCCTGGTCGAAACCCTGCGACAGGCCATTGAAAACCTGCCCGCCGAGACCCAGGCCCGCTATGCCATTGATGTGGAGACCATCCGTGCCGGTCGGGACGTGCTGATCGAAAACGCGGAAGGGGTCCGGGCGGACACGATCGACGCGGGCCAGGACGCAACGCTTCGCAACGTGACGGCCCCGCCGGGAAAACGGTAGGCGGCGCGGAGGACACAGCCGGGTTCGCGTCGCTATCTGTCGGGAGCGTTTCCTCCGGGCGCGACACCATTATTACAGCTCAATCCCGGGTCGTCATTGACCGCGCTTTTTTCCAGGAGTGGGCGGAAGCCAACGGCTACGACTCGCCGGAAGAATCTGCTCGTCTCCGTGACCGCCTGGAACGTGCGGAGGCCGAACTCAACAAAGTCCGCAAGGCCGAGCCGGAATGGGCTGGCAGGATCGACACCGCCGTCAAGGCCTTCAATGCCGGGAACGTCGGCGATGCCGAGGCTGCCTTCACGGCCATGGCAGAGCAGATTTCGGCCCAGACGGCGAAAGCTTACCGCGACGGCGATGCGCTGCGATTAGAGGAAGCGCGCCTGAAATACGTTCAAGCCACTCTGTTCTATCCGTTTGAATACAGCAAATCCGAACCACTCCTCTCCGAAGCGGCGGAGTTGGCCCAAACCAACGTCTGGTACTGGATCGACTGCGGACGCGCGCGCATGGCCATTGGAGACACGGCACGCGCCTTGATGGCCTTCGAAGCTGCGCAGGCCCTGACCGGTCCGGATGATCGCGATCGTGCGGCCGTTCTGACGGATATCGGCGATGTGCGTGTGGCGCAGGGCGATCTGGCGGCAGCGCTAACGGCCTATGAGGACGGATTGGAGATTGCTCGTGATCTGGCGGCGCGGGACCCGGGCAACGCTGGCTGGGCGCGGGATGTGTGGGTTTCGCTCTGGAGATTGGCACGATTGGACAAAGAGAACCCCGTGCCCCTTTGGACCGAGGTCGTATCCCGCATGGAGCGGATGCAGGCGGCCGGGATCCTTTTGCCCATGGATGTCCCGTATCTTGGTATGGCTCGGAAGAACCTCGCTGCCGCGCAGGAGTGAGAACGTCCTCCCCGACGCCCCGCCTTCAACTCACCGCTTCCGGAGGCAAGCGTTCCTCGGCGTCGATGCGGGTGAGCAGGCCGCCGGAGGCGGTGACGGTGTGCTCCACGGTGGCGACGGACCAATCCACGGCGTCGATCTCGGCGCGGAAGCCGGAGACGCGCAGCGGTTGGCCCGCGATGATCTCCGGGCGGCCGACGGCGAGGCGCAAGCGCAGGCTGCGTTGCCCGCGCGACAAGGCACGCAAGGCGGCCTGGGCGGCGTCGGCGGCCTCGGTTTGCGTCGGATAGACGCGCTTCAGGGTGGTCACGCTGCCCTCCGTCCCCGCCATTTCGTGGGCGGTTTCCGCGCCGTCGTAGTCGCGCCATTGCGCCTTGACGCCCGTGGTCTTGCCCTCGCGGTCCTTGATCCCAAACTCATGATCAACACTGGCCGTGCGGGCGACGGTGACCGGCGGCAACAGGGCGCCGTTTGCGGTGATGCCGGAGCCGCGCGGCACGAACAACAGATGCCCGTCCTTGATCGATCCGATGGCGTCGTATTGCTCGGCCAAGCGAGTCACAAGATGGGCGTCGGACTCGTTGGTTTGGTCCAGATGGCCGATGATGCGCCCGGCCAGGGCCGGGGCGATGGCGGCGGCGAGGCCCTGGCGCCCGGCGACGACGGCCAGGATGTCGCCGAGGGTGGTGGCGTGGTAGCTGGCCTCGCGCTGCTCCCGCAGGCCTCCGGTCAGGTCGGCGGCGCGGGCGGTGATGGCGATGGTGTCGGGCGGGCCCTTGTGGCGCACCTCGTCCACCAGATAGGCGCCGCGATCGATCAGCCGCTGCCCGTCCCAGCCGATGGCCACGCGCAAGCGCACGCCCCGCCGGGGGAGCGCCAGACGTTGGGTGGTGTCGGCCAAGGTGAGGGTCACCGCGTCGGAGTCCAGGCCCGGCTTGTCGGTGACCTTGAGGTCGATGAGGTCGCGGCGTAGGGCCTCGGTCACGTCCACATCGTCGGCGGTGACGCGATAGGCGGACCTCACAACAGGCTCCACAGGTCGGAGGCAGCCCCGGCCAGGTCCCCGGCCAAGCGGGCGCCCTGGGGGACCACGGCGGGATCGGCGGCGGTGCCGAATGTGCCCGGCAAGCTGTCGGCCAGATCCCCGCGCCCATCGATGTCGCCGTCCGGGTATCGGGTGAGCGACAGGGTGAACTCGATCCGGCGCGGGGTACCGTCGGCCAACAGGTGGGTGCGGGTCTCGCGCAGGTCGGTGACGATCCAGGTGCCGCGGTTGCGGCCGCGTCCGTCCAGCAGCATCCACGCCTTGCCCTCGTTGGCCATCTTGCGCAGCGTGTCGAGTTGCACCGGCCCGCCGGTCAGTTCGGGCATCAGGGCGCCGTCGAGGGTCAGGGTGTCGGCGCCGGGGCCGGTGAACTGATAGGCGGGCGCGGCGCCGGCGCGATCCTGGGACGGCCAGCGCCAAGCCGTGGCGCGGCTGGTTTTTTCGAACGGCACCGTGGACAGTTGGAAGGTGAACAGGCCCAGGGTCATCAACGGCATAATCACCGCACTCCGTCGTACAGGGCGCCACCGGCGCCGGTGGCCATGGCTGTTTCCTGACGCTGTTCCAGGTCCTGGATCTGGCGGCGGATCAGGTCGGCCACCTGCTCCTCGTTCAGGCCGACGCCGTTGACGTGGATGGTGTAGTCGCGGCTCTGGTGAATGGTGGTGGTCTGGGCGGCGGCCACCGTCTGGGCGGTCTGGACGGCCGGGGCGGTATCGATCACGCGCAGCGGCGCGGCCTTGTCGGTCGAAGGGTCGTCGGCGTCGTCGTTGGCGATGTGGGGCGTGCCGGTGCCATCGGTGAACACCGGGCGCGTCAAGCCCCGCCGCCGGATCGGCCGGCCGCGCGCGTCGCGGGGAACAGCGTCGTCGTCGGTATCGTTGCCGGCGGGGTCGTCGTCGTCGCCGAACAGTCCGCCGACCTTGCGTCCGACCCAGGTCACCGCGTCCATGGCCGGCTGGATCTTGTCCATGATCCAGTCCACGGCCTTTTGGAACACCCCGGTGATGCGGTTCCACATGGAGCCGAACCAATCGGTGATAGGGTCCCAGTGGGTGACGATCACTCCCAGGGGCGACCAGGACAGGGCCGTTTTGACAGCGTCCCAGGCGGCGGAGGCGATCCCCGGCAAGGCGTCCAGTACGTCGCCGATGGTCTCGCGGATCGGCGACCACAGGCCGGTGATGTCCGCCAGCGGGTCCCAGCCCAGGGTGTCCTTCAGCCAGCCCCAGGCGGCGCTGGCGGCGTCGGTGATACGGCTCCATATCCCCTGGAACCAGCCGGCGATGGGCTTCCAGTAGACGATGATCAGGCCGGCGGCCAGGGCAATGCCGCCGACGATGGCCGTGATCGGGTTGGTCAACAAGGCGGTCCTGAGCAGGCCCAGGCCGGTGACCACGGCCGGCAGGGCCAGGCGGGCGAGCCCCAGCAGGGCGGGCGCGGCGCCGCTGGCGGCACGGATCCCCAGGCGGCCGATCGACAGGCCCAGGGAGGCGACCGAGCCGATCAGCCCGGCGTTCAGGGTTGCGCCGACGGCGATCAAGGCGTTGTCCCAGCCGCCGATGCGATCCACGGCGCCGGTCACCAGGTCGCGGAAGCGGGTCAAGCCGGCGGTGATGGCGCCCCAGTCGATGGACTGCAGGGCCGAGGACAGATGTTCGACCATTCCGCCGATCCGGCTGGCGATCAGGTCCCGGTTGGCGATGATCCAGTCGCCGAACTGGGTCAGCAGCGGCGTGATCACCGGCGCCAGCCGGGCGGAGATGGTCTTGGACAGCCCGCCCAGGATGCCGGTCAGGCGGCGCAATCCGTCGCTCAGGTCGCGAGCGCCGGCGATGTCTTCATCGGACAGGATGGCGCCCATGCGGTCGGCCTCGTCGCGCATGCGCTGGAGGTCTGCGGTGCCGGCGGAAAGCATCTCGGTCATCTGTTCGCCGCCCTGGCCGCCGAACAACTCGTCGGCCAGCCGTTGGCGGGCGGCCACGTCCTGGATGCCTTCCATTTTGGATCGGATCAGCTCGAACAAGGCGGCGGTATCGCCTTTCACGGCGGCCAGATCATCCTGGGATAATCCCAGACGCTGGAAGGCGTCGCCGCCGCCGCCGGCTCCGGTCTCGGCGAACTCGTCGGCCCGCAGCGACAGTTCCTTGAGGCCGTCGATCATGGCGTCCTGTTCGACACCGAAGCGTCCGCCCACGGCGATCAGCCCTTGCAGGGCGGCGCGGCCCATGCCCAGCCGTCCCGCCCAGAGATCGATTTCCCGGCCGGAGTCGGCGAAGTCCGTCATCATGGAACCCAGGCCGGCGCTCAGCATGCCGCCGCTGATCAAGCCGCCGAGGCCGGTCATGCCGGCCAGGGCGGACAGGCGGCCGGAAACGGCGGACAGGGCGGGCACCACGGCGCGGGCATCCCGGCCCAGGCCGGAGATCCCGGCGCGCAGGCGGCGCAGACCCTCCGACCGCCGGCGCAGACGCTCCAGCCGCTCGGCCTGGTCGGCGGCGGCGCGGTTGGCCTGCTCCAGTTCCGCCTGCAGGCGCCGTTGTTCGGCGGCCATGCGGGCGGTGTCGACGCCGGCGCCGCGCAGGCTCTCGCGCAAGCCGTCCTGGGCGGCGCGGTTGCTGTCCATTTGCGCGCGCAAGCGCTCGTGCTGGCGTTCCAGGTGGGCCACGTGCTGGCGAGCGCGCTGGAAGGCGCGGCCGCTGCCGCCAGTGGCGCGGCCGACCTCGGTCAGTTTGCGGCGCGCCTCGGCGAGTTCATCGTCCAGGCGGCCCAGGGCCTGGCCGTTGGCCCTGGCCTCCTCCTTCAAGCGCCGGAAGGTGGCCAACTCCCGGCTGGTGGTCTCCAGGCCCCGGACGCGCTCGGAGGCTTCTCGCGCGCGCGTGCCCAACTGGCCGGTGCTCTCGCGGATGCGCCGCAGGGGCGCGGTGGCGCGGTCCAGGGCCTCGATACCGATGCGCAGGGACAGATCCGCCATGGCATGGTCCTATCGAGTGTCGGCGCGCAGGGCGTCGGCCTGGGCGGTGAGGACCTCCACGGCCAGGTCGTAGGCCTCGCCATAGCGGTCCAGGTCGAGAGCGTCGAACACGTCGGGGCCGAAGGACCCCGGGAAGGCCTGCATCAGCAGTCCCCAGGCGGTTCTTGCGTCGTCCGGGAGGGGGTACTCAAGGGCCTGAAAAAATCCGTGATGGTCCCGGCCACCTCCACGAAGTCGGGCGGGTCGAGTTCGGCGAGCTGGCCCTCGCTGACCGGGGTCATGGACAGACGCGGCGCCAGGGTGAGGATGGTGTTCACGTCGGCGTCGTCGATGCGCGCCAGGCGGATGCCGCGCAGGTCGCCGGCCTTGGGGCGGCGGAACTGCAGCCGGTCCAGGGTCTTGCCGTCGCCGTAGGGGATGGGGCGGGCCAAGGTCACGGTCTTGATATCGCTCATGGGGGAAGTTTTCCTTAATTTTAATCGCCCCGGTTCGGCCTTCGGCCTCACGGGGCTCCGCCGCCTCGCGGCGCCGGTGCGGTCGCACCGGTTGGGTACACCAAACCCGGGCGACCGCCCGGGCGGAGCGCCGGCGTCGCTCCGCGACGCCTTTGTCATAGTCTCGGCGCCATTCGGCGCCGGGGGCCCGGAGCCGCGCGACGTCCGGAGGACGGCGCTGCGGCGATAAAACAAAGACTCAGCTCACGAGGCCGATGGCCTCGCGCACGGCGGCCTGGCGGTCGACGCCGTCGACGACCTCGGTGCCGGCGATCAGGTCGACCTCGATCAGGGTGGTGCCGTTGACGCTGTAGCGCAGCCAGGACAGGGGCAGGTCGGTCTTCATCTTGGCGTGCTCGCCGCCCTTGACGGTGCCTAGGTCGAGCTTCTCCCAGCGGCCGCGTACGGCGATCTCGATCGCGTCCAGGGGCGCCTCGTCGGTGTCGCGCAGAGCGGCGGCCAGGAAGCGGGTGGGCACGGCCGAGGCCCCCGACAGGCCCCACTGGCGCAGGATGTCGGCGTTGAACTCGGCCAGGGTGAAGGACATGGACAGGGCGTTGAGGCCCAGGTCGAGCTTGACGGGGCCGAGCATGCCGCCGCCGCGATACTCGACCATGGCCCGTTCCAGGGGCGGCAAGGTGACGTCCTCGGCGAGGCCGGCGTAACCGCGCCCGTCGATGATGACGTTCCAGTTCTTGATGAGGCTGGGCAGCATGGCCGGCCCTCCGTTAGGCCGCCATCCGGGCGGCGAAGTCGATCAGGTAGTCGCTGGTGATCTTCTGCTCGAGCGTCAGGTTCTCCAGCGGCGGCACCGGGGTGTAGTCGTAGGAGACGGTCAGCTTGCCGTCGAACAGCCCCTCCTTGGTGTTCTTCTTCGGGTCCAGCCAGGCGCGCCCGCCGATCAGGTAGCCGGCGGTGGTCAGCTCGCGCATCTTGGCATCGATGCCGTCGACGATGTCCCGGGCCAGGGTGGGCGACAGCGGCTTGTCGGTGGTCCAGAAGTGCGCGCGGGCCATGGTGTCGGCCAGCACCTGGGCGGTGCGGGTGTAGGATTCGAAGGCGAAGGCGGGGTCCGCCGAGCAAGTGCGCGATCCCCAGAAGCGATAGCCCTGGTAGTTGATCAGGGTGGTGACGTCGGCGGCGTTCAGCACGCCGGCGTCGCTGGCCGGGTTTTGCAGGTCCCAGAACACATCGCGACTGAGGCCGGAGACGCCGTTGACTCCCACGTTGGACAAGGTTTTGTGCCAGCCGGTGTCCTCGTCGATCTTGGCGCGCAGGCCCAGGGCGCGGGCCGTGGCCCAGGCGGTGTCGGTGGCCGAGGTGACTGTGTTCCAGGCGGTGAAGTCCGGCCAGATCAGCATCAGTTCCCGCTGCGAGAAGTTCTCGCGGTACAGCACGGCCTCGGAGATCGTGGTGCAGTCGTGGGCGGCGATGTAGCCGAAGGCGCGCATGGACTGGCAGAGGCCGGCCAGTTCCACGGCGACGTCCAGGGTGTCCAGGCCCGGGGCGCCGAGGATGCGCGGGGTAACGCCAAGCTCGGCTTGGGAAGCGGTCAGGGCCTGCAGGCCGGTCTTGCGGCCGTCGGCACCGCTGCCGCCGATGACATTGGACGTGGTCTCCGCGTCGTCGGCGCCCTCGGGAACGCGGACAACCACGGTGACGGCATTGGCCTGGTCGGCGATGGCGTCCAACACCTTGGCCAGGGTGCCGGTGGTGCCGGCCGAGGCGGCGGCGGAGCGCAGATCGGTGACCAGGGCGGGACGGTTCTCGGGGAAGATGGTGGCGTCGGCGTCGGCGGCGGTGGCCACCAAGCCAATGATCGCCGTCTCGACGGTGCGGATGGGACGAACCAGATCGTCGAGTTCAACGACCCGGACGCCGTGGTGAAACTCCGTGGGCATGGTTAGGCTTCCTCGGTGTCGTTGGGGGTGTCGTTGGGGGTGTCGTTGGGGGTGTTGGTGGTTGGCCAGCCCGGGTCGATCTCGGTGGTGTAGACGGCGATAACGGTCTCGGCCGAGGCGCCGGGGGCCGAAGCGGCGGTCTGCAGGGCGGCGAGGATCTCCGCCTCGCGGGCGAAGCAGGCCTGGACGTGATCCAACACCGCTTGCCCGGCGGCGATCAGCCCCGGGCGGTCGAGAGTCACGAAGCCGTCCCGGGCCTTCCAGACGGTCGAGAACGAGCCTTCGCCGTGGACGGCCTCATACGCCTGGGCGCCGACCACGGCGCCGGTGATGGCTTGCCGGCCCTCGGTGTCCGTGTGGTAGGCGTGGCCATCGTAGACCGCACCCGTGGTCTGGTGGCCGTAGCGGATCGCAGCCAAGCGCGCGGCGGCCTCCGACACCAAGTCGTCCAGGCTGGCGGGCGCCAGGGCCTCGGCCTCGGCGTCATAGGTCCAGGTATGATCGACCCAGTCGGTCAGGGTCTTGGGGACCGGAACCCAGATCAGAGACGGGTGATAGCGCCCGGCCGGATCATGCGTGATTAGTTCGGCAACGGCGCCGGT